CGTATTTGTAGTGTTTCGGCATCTATACCAATATGCAGTTTACGCCATTGGCGACGATATTCAGGATGATGTTTCTTACGCTTCCATTCGCCTTCACCTAAAAATTTTAACCCCGTAGAGTCGACGAGTAGGTGTAACCCTTCACGACTTTTCTGATAGCTTATCGCAATATCAATATGCTTTTGTCGTCTACAGAGGGTAGAGTAATCTGGTGCTGCCCAATTCAAGCCACACAATTTAATGAGACTTTGAACAAAGCCAGTGACCATACGTAAAGAAAGACGGAATAGAGATTTGATCATTAAAACAGCATTGAATCGCTGTATCGGAATAAGTTTGATTTCGTCCGTGCTTGCCTTGTGGCTGTGCATACCATTGGGTCTTAGGATTAAACCAGATTGAAATATTTCCTCGCTTGATTAAAGCTTGGTTATACGAGGACCAATTGGTTGTACGGTAGATTTTAGGTGCAGGCTTCTTCATCTGGAAATTATATTGCTGAAGAAGCCTTCAAGAATAGCTTTATGCAACAAAGCCTTAAAGATGCGAAAGATATCTTTATCAGGTAGTATGTCAGCAAAATAATGTAATAAACATCTATTGGGTTAATCATGAGAAAATTATTATTAGGAATTTCTTTAACACTTGTCGCAAGTTTGAGTTTTGCTGGAAAAAATCAAAAAAATACAATTATGGACTATATATATTTTGATGATTTTAAAACATGGTTAACTGGTGGGGAATCTCTTTATAGCTGGTCTATCTACGTAGACAGAGATAAAACTATATCAAAACAAGTGTATGAACCACCTGTCATGTATCATGAATTTGATTCAAATGTTTATGCTGCTTCAAAAAAATATAACTCAGTTCCTACTCTTTTAAATGGAGTGGTACAGAGCGTAAAGTCAGATAGCGCAAATAAGCCTGTGGTAACATTTTCCGCGGGATCATCTGATTATTTTTATGCTAAAGGTTTTGAGGTTGACGAAGTTAGTAAATTAAAAAGAGGAAGTCAGTTTACATTTGTGTGTATTAATTTTGATTATGATGGACTTATATTAAGATCAAATCAATGCACAACTACATCAAACTATTATGATTTATTATCTGTAGGACTTTTTAAAGATGTAGATGTAAAAAAAATTGAGCTAAATTCACCATATCAATTTAAAGATTTACTTTTAAAGAATATGTCAAAAGATGAAATTAATAAATTTAATCAAGAATGTAGTTACATGGCTATTAATGATACAGAATGTTTAAGTAAAGCTAATGAAATTACAATGAAAGCATTACGCGAAATAGCGAAGTAATATTAAAATGTATAGGCCTTAACCGATCTTTTTAGATCGGTTTTTTAATGGGTGAAATATGACAATCAACTCAGTTCTAAATACTGCACTAAGTACTGTGAAAGCTTCACCCTATGCTGAAAGTGTAGGTTCTCTTTTACTTGCTGGACGCGGTAGAACAATCATGGGGCTTTTTGCCGACGTTACTGTCGAAGAAAAGCATAAAGATGAACTAAAGATCACTGAGCATCCTACGGAAGTTGGTGCACCAATTTCAGATCATGCCTACAAAGAACCACCAGAGCTACAAATGAAGGTGGGTTGGTCTGAAAGCGCAGGCAAGCTAAATGGATTAGTGGGTAACACGATATTGTCCGAAACAACTGGCTTGGTGGCAGTCTATGAGACCTTACAGCAACTCCAAAACAATGCTGTTTTATTGGCGGTATCCACTGGCAAACGTCTTTATGCAAACATGCTAATTAAGTCGCTTTCATGCACTACGGATCTGCAAAGTGAAAATGCTTTGATGATTGATATCACTTTTAAGAAAGTGAATATCGTGAGTACATCGGAAACGATTGTTGCAGTAGAGAATCAAAAGGATCCTGCGAGTACTGCAGGTGTTTCTGATAATGGAACAGTTCAGCCTAAACCTGTAAATCAATCTTTATTGAGAGGTGGAATTGACTTTGTTCAACAAATATTAGGGTGGTAAATATGGCTATTTATGAAATCCCCTTAAGTTCTAATAATCAAAAATTTAACATTCAGCTCGGTGGATCTCCTTTCAAATTACGGTTTATTTATCGCATCAATGCTTGGTTTGTAGATGTGTTAGATACATCTGAAAACCCTTTGATTTTAGGCTTGCTCATGTGTCCAGGCATTAATTTACTTGAGCAGTATCAGCATATCCTTCAAGGTGCCTTTTACGTCACCAACTCTAATAAGGATGAGGCTCAAGGCTATTCAGACTTAGGGGCCAAAATCAAACTGTATTGGGAGAGTATTGAATGACATTGCAGTGGAAAAGAAAGTTTCGGCTTACCATTCAAGTCGATAGCAATGAGCCCAGAGCATTGGATTTCTCAGAGTTTCGTTGTGTGTTTCAGGTGAGCCAAGCCACCAGCGAACAACCTAAGGCGGCACAGATCTTTATCTACAACGTATCATCTCAAACGATGAACTTGCTTGCTGGCGTAGATAACCAAAAGACAGACACGACTGTGATGCTTGAATGTGCTTATGATTCGGACCAATTACAGACGATATTTAAAGGGCGAGTTTTTCAGTATCGACGTGGACGAGAAAACCCAACAGATACATTTTTATGTGTGCTGGCCATCTCAGGTGACAAGGTTCAATCAGAAGCTTTAATTAACCAATGTGTACCTTCTGGTACCACGATCAATGAACTTGGCAATGTGGTGGTTGAAGAGGCTAAAAAGTCAGGGATGGAGGTTGGTGAACTAGTGTCGCTAAGCACACAGTCCTATCCTCGAGGTCGAGTGCTGTTTGGTTCTTTACATGGGTACATTCAAAAGATTGGTAAAGAGAACAACGTAATCTTTGATTACTCTGATGACGTACTCAGCTCAGTTGATATCGATAAATACTCTATCGAACCTATGCAGATTCTTACGCCCGCAACAGGGCTTGTTGGTATGCCAGAGCTAACCAGTGAAGGTTTAAACGTTAAGTGCTTACTCAATCCTAAACTCAAGCGTATGGGCCGTGTACAGGTTGATATGTCGAATTTGGTCAGTCAGCAATACGATATTGAATATGGTGCTCAGGGCAAGGACCAAGTCTATAAGAACCCAAAGATGGCAACCAATGCTGAGGGTATCTTTGTGATACAGGCAATTGAGCACAATGGGGATACCCGTGGGGATGAGTGGCACACCACGATGGTGTGCACTGCAGTTGGTGCGGCAGTACCTAAATCAGGAATTGTTTACTTGGCAGTAGGTGAATAAATGGCATTAACGATTTCAGAACGCTCGCCTGATTTAGTGCAGATTATTAAAAACGCCATTCAGTCTGAGCTTGCTAACCTTTGGACAGCTCTGCCTTGTGAAGTGGTCAGCTACGACAGTGAGGCGGTGACTATTGAAGCTCAACCATTGATTAAGATCCCAATCACCCTTCCTACAGGGGAAATAGAAACTATTGAACTGCCAATGCTATTGGATGTCCCAGTGATGTTCCCCTGTGCAGGTGGATTTACTATTACTCATCCGATTAAGGCAGGTGATGAATGTTATGTGTCTTTTGCAGATCGAAGCATAGATGTCTGGTGGCAGTCTGGAGGGATTCAAAATCCTTTCGATACTCGAAAACATGATCTATCAGATGGTTTTGCATTCTTTCGACCGCAGTCCCAAGCCAAGAAAATCAGTGATATCTCTACAGAGAATCTTGAGATCCGAAACGATGAGAACACATGCAAGATCCAAATCACGCCTGATGGTGTAATTAATTTCATTGGATCTAAATCAGTTTTTCACCATCCTGTCGAGATGCAGCAAACTTTAGCAGTCGCTGGTGCAACAACGATGCATGCAACCTTAGATGTTTCAGGGAAATCCACAATGACAGGAGGTACTTCCATTAGTGGTATTGAGTTTGAAACTCATAAGCACAGTGGAGTGCAGACAGGCAGTAGTGATACTGGCAATCCAAAATAACTTACATGAGGGGCGCGAAAGCGTCTTTTTTTATGCGTTATAGAAAGCAAGATTCAAATGACGATTACAGCTTTGGCAATGATTTGAATGACTTTCATATCGATTCTGTTGAGGCTGTTGTCCAGGCAATTGATACCAGACTGAAGTTATGGGTGGGTGAGTGGTTCGCTGATACCAGTGAGGGGACTGGCTGGTCTCAAGCCATTCTAGGTAAGCGATCAAAGAACTTGTATGAGCTTACTCTTCGACAACGAGTGCTTGAAACACAGGGTGTGACAAGTATTGAAGAATTTCAAAGCGCACTTGATACAAATACTAGAAAACTCACTGTCACCATGACGGTGAATACCGTGTTTGGCCAATCAAATTTATCGGGGGCATATGATTAATGGCACTAACGACAATCGCACCAACAGTAACTAAAAATGGCGCAAGTGCAGCGACATATGACGAGATCCTTGAGTGGCTGAAAACCAAATATCGCGCTATTTATGGTGAAGACGTGTACCTTGAAGCGGATAGCCTAGATGGTCAATTCTTAGGAGTTTTGGCACTGGAGTTTACCAACGTAGGGGCAGCATGTGTTCAGGTTTACAACTCATTTAATCCTAAGACAGCACTATCTGACGCCTTAACTCGCAATGTCAAAATCAACGGGATTCAGCGTGCTCTTGCGACATACTCAACTGTTGATCTTCTTATCACTGGCACACCTGGTACCGCGATACGTAATGGTGTCGCAGGTGATGCAAGCGGAAACAAGTGGATACTTCCCACATTAATTACTATCCCAAGCGAAGGCACAATAACAGTGACAGCTACTGCCGTAAATGCGGGTGCATTACTTGCTCAAGTAAATACCGTAACTACGATCGTAACTCCAACACGCGGATGGATGTCTGTAACCAATCCTAATTCTTCATCCATGGGGCAGGATGTGGAAAGCGACTCAAAATTAAGACAGCGTCAAGCGTTATCAACCTCGATTTCTTCTATGTCTCAAACTGAGGGACTAAGAGGAGCGATCTTGGATCTAGAAAATGTTACTCGCTGCAAGACTTTCGAGAATGATGAAAACGTGGCTGATGAGAATGGGCTTCCATCACACTCACTTTGCGTGATTGTTTCGGGAGGGGATTCGCAAGAGATTGCGCAACTGATTGCATCAAAAAAATCTATGGGCTGCGCTTTATATGGCAATACAGAGGTCACAGTGATCAATAGTTACGGTGATGCCAAAACAGTTAGCTTTTATCGACCTGACATTAAGCAAATTAGCTATCACGTTAATCTGACATCGAATACTTCATATAGTGCAGATACTGCTGACATCATTGCTGAGAGTTTGGCCACGTATACCAACTCTTTAGATATTGGAGACAAGATTACTCAGAACAAACTTATAGGTGTAACCAATCTATATGGTGCTGAGCAGAGTCAAACCTATGAAGTGGATAGTATCTCAATCATTGTGGGTGGATCGACTGTGACCGGAGACTATATTTTGCCTTTTGGCTGTGTTGCCTTTTGTGATGCAAGTGGTATTGCAATTGAGGTCATCAATGGATAGTAAAACAGTTGAAAGTTATACCGCACTTGTAACAAGCCAGCACCGCCAAAAAGAGAAGTTCATTTCTACATTAGGAGCAGTCTCATCCCCCATGATTGACTGCTTTAATTTTTTAGCAGAACTGAATTCGAACTTTGATGTGGACAAAGCAAATGATCCATATCTTGAAACGCTTGCTAGATGGACTGGTACGCCATTAGTTATTCCTGGTGCGGCAATTCTTGAATATTTCGGATTCATTGATCAGGAAAATGCTCTTACTTTTGGCGAGACAAATGATCCTGAGATAGGTGGGTATTTCCGAGAAAGTGGGCAGACAGGCACAGGTGGTCTTATGCCAAGCGGAGAGTTTTTACGTCGTTTAATTCAAGCAAAGATACTTAAAAATAAGAGCACTGGTTGTATTTATGAAACCAATGAAATTCTAAAGCTAGTGATGAATCACGATAAGTTTAAGGTGTTTGATAACAGTGATATGACTGTAACTTACAAGAATCTAGCAAGCGTTTTTACCAACACACACAAGATACTCATAGGAATGTTTTTTCCACTTCCTTCTGGTGTAAAGCTGATAATTGAGGATTAGACATGGCTATAGAAAAATTAGCTGAATTTGCAAAAGATGGTCAAAAAAATGTGGATGGTTTAACCGAGACTGATGGATTTCCAGTTTTAGTGAAACCTGCACGCCAATGGTTTAACTGGTTATTTAATTCCATCACAAACAAGATAAATGAACTGATTGATAAGAAAATCGACTATACAGATATAGTCGATGATTTAGTAACTAATGAAAGCCTTAAGCCTCTTTCTGCTGCCCGAGGTAAGACACTAAATGATTTAAAGTTAAATAAAACTGAAAATGCTGTGGGGGTGAAATCGATTGATAATCGAACATTAAAACCTTCACAATTGAGTCTTGGTATTCAGGCATATTTCGCAACCCTTAGCTCTGATAATAGTACTTATTATTGCGATCTTCTTTCGCTCAATGGTTGGGATGATTCATCAGGTGGATTAAAGAATGCTTTAGTTTTTAGCAAGACTGGACAATCGTTACATCATTATCAGGCAGAATATGCTTCTCAAACGTGGACTATAAAAAAACAGATAGCGTATATCGACTCGAACATCACGGGTAATTCAGCATCTGCTTCAAAATTACAAACACCTAGAAGAATCAATAACGTTCAGTTTGATGGTTCAACTGATATTACGATTTTTGATTCAACTAAATTTAAGGCAGATGGTAGAACGGGTTTAGTAAACGATGTTGCTTGGAATGCAATATCAGGTGTTTATTCAAAAAATAGTGAAGGTAGCACGCAAACAGTAGTTCATTTCTTATGTGAAGGATCAGCACCCGCTTTACAACTTTTAACTGCATATAAAAACGGTGGACTTTGGTATAGATCAGCGCGTGACGATGCGGGATTCGAAGAGCAATTTGAAAGAATCATCACCGAAAAAGGAGGGTATATTTATGGAAATTTATCAATATCAAATGGTTTATATACATCCAAGTTATGGGGTAATGATGATTTAGCAGTTGCTACAGAAAATAATGCTGCTGCTAGAAGACTTCTTACGGGTGGTGTATTAGCTTCAAATGCATTTGCAGACTCAAGTAGGATTCCAATTAATGGGATTTTTTCTAAAGGGAATATTTCTTCTAATGGATACATAACAATTGATGCACCAGAAGCACAATTTAGGCACGAATCTACAGGGAGATATTTATTCATTAACGGAGGTGGTTGGGGCGTTTATTCAGATAACGGAATGGTGCCTTTATCTGTAGTGAGTGGCGGCACTGGCAATAGTGATGGACGTGCATCCTCAGCAGACAGGCTTGCTGTTCCTCGTACTATTTCTCTATCTGGTGCCGTATCAGGATCTGCAGTTTTTGATGGTTCAGGAAGTATCAATATTAATGCGTCACTACAACAAGGGCTTGCTATAAACCAATCATTTTACGATGAGACTGCTTCGAGAGTGTCTGGAGTTGTATACACAAATAACTCAGGTAAACCGCGATTCTTGATCGTCACAGCGTCGGGAAGTAACAACACTGCGCTTACACACAATGTCGGTGGTGTTCAGTTAATAAATACGAACGAATCTGCATTGAGAACACTTACATATCCTGTGCCAGACGGATACTCGTACATGATTACAGCTGCAACAATTCAAAAATGGATCGAAGTAAGATGAAATACTACAGAAATACTCAAACAGATTTAATTCATGCATTTGAACAAGATGGATCTCAAGATTCATTGATTACTGAGGATTTTATTCAGTTGACTGCAGAAGAAACGGATAAATTACTTAATCCCGAGCGCTATTTATCTGATGAGGAAAAAGAACAGATTCACTTATCTAGTTTTCCATCTCTTACTCGTCGCCAATTCAAATTAGCGCTGCTTGATAATGATTTACTCAATACTGTTGAAGCATCAATTGAAACGATTAAAGATCCAATCATGAAGCAGCGAGTACAAATTGAATATAGTGAGTCAGAGCGCTTTGAACGTAGTAATGAAGCTGTTCAATTTATGCTAGGCATATTGAATATACCTCTTAGCAAAGTTGATGAAATGTGGTCTTCAGCCACTAAATTTTAAATATATTTAAATTACTCAACCGCCCTTTGGCGGTTTTTTATTATCTGGAGAAATGAAAATTGCAGAGCCAGTAAGTAGCAGTGTCGGAGTCACAACTGTAATTCAAGTTTATGGTATGTGGTTCTTGATGGCTTATTGTAGCTTAAACGTTTTATCGAAGGGCTAAGGTTGACATTAATTATTTTGGCATATACATTGTATATACATTTTGCTTATTACCTTTTGGGAATTAAAACGATATGACTGAGTTACCCAAAAAAACTAAGGTGAATAAAAAAGATGGTCAACTCTTAATTCGCATTAATACGGCTGAGCGTGACGAGTTTATTCATCTATGTGATAGCTTAGACACGAGTGCAGCTAGAGAATTAAGAAAATACATCCGTAGTTTTATAAAAAAACATCAGTCAACGGATAAACTAACCAAGGAGTAACATCGTGGCTAAACAAGTTAAATCCCTTAAGAAACAAATTAAAGCGCGCCTAAAGAAAATAGCTAAACATGAAGGAAAATTAGCTAAATTGAAAAAGAAACTTAAAAATCAAAAGTAATCATATTGATTAAACTCTGATTATAAGAAAACCCCTCAAGTTAATTTTTGAGGGGTTTTTAGTTTTTACGATAAGCTGCGAAGACTTAAAAAAATTGATTTATTTCCGTACCACTGAAAGTGTATTTCCATTCATCTTAATTTTTTTACAACTGTATTACTTTTAGTATACTGACCATTCTATTATAACAAAGGGTATAAAAGTGAGAAAAATAATCTTAGCATCTTTGATTAGTGTATTAACAATGGGCAGTTCATTTGCAGCCTGTACTTATAATTTTGATGCAACTAACAGCCAGATTTCAAGTATGGGGGGAATACCTTTCATAACCCAACAACCACAGTCAGTAAGCTCGCCAATTACTCCGTATAGATTAAGATTTATTGATAGCTCTCAGCAAATGGCAGCAAATTTTTTAAATGGTTCGGTTGTTGGAGATAAATTAGTATCCAATGTTGGCATTGTTGCATTTGAATTTAAGATAAATGGTTTTGCATCAACAAAACCATTAAATGATGGTGAATTGGATGCTCAAATAACTTTTTATGGGCAAGATACCACCAACAATAGTATGCTCTCTGGTATGTTGTGGTTGCACAGTGGTTTTAATGGAGTTTCCGCATATCCTGAGTCAGCAAGATTTGGCGGTATGCTAAGAGGCGGATCTTACAATCTAGTAAATGGATTTCCTCAACCAATTAACCCGTTAGTAAATTTAGCTCCTGTTCCAGTTGTGTTGCCAGTTGGTAATGACTTTAGAGTAGGAGTTTACTTAAATCAAACGACCAAAGAGCTTGGCTTGATTGTAAATGGGATAAATAAAGGAATAATCTTGAATTATGAAAAAACCTTAAAAAATATAGGTTTTTTAATTAGTTCAACTCAAAATAGAATTGATCCCAATGATCCTATTGTTAATCAAAATGTAGGTGTTGAATTGATTACCGATGCTGCAAACATGACATTAAGTTATCCAACTGGAACAACAGACATGTGTGGTACAACCCTGTAACTACAAACTTACCTTATATTAAATTTTTTATTTAACAAATTGACCGCCTTAAAAGGCGGTTTTTTATTACCTGGAGAAAAGTGAATGCAAGATTATTTTAAATATGCAATTGATTGGTTAGATGCGCATAACCTAACAGTGGTCGCCGTAATTCTGTCAGTGATTGTCGCGATCGTAAGATCACTCAAGAAACGTGGAAAGATCGACTGGTTAGAAGCTGTGTTGTGCGGATGTCTAACGTTAACGATTGTGAGTGCATTAGAGTATTTAGCGTTACCTATGCAGCTTTCAATCTTTGTGGGTGGTATTGTGGGCTTCAAAGGCACGCTTTGGGTAGATCGAATGATTAGTAAAAAAGTAGGTGAGGAATCATGAAAGCGATCATCGAATATTTACGTAAAATCAGTGGTGGAAAACTGACCCAAAAACAAGTTGATGCCACTGATAAATTAATCAATGTAGCTACAGCCTATGATGTTGCCGATATGCTTGGAATCGCGATTGATTCTGAAATGACCATAAGTTCTGTAGGTATCCAACTCATCACCAGTTTTGAAGATCTAAGATTGAAAGCTTATGACGATGGTGTAGGAGTCTGGACCATCGGTTACGGGACAACGATTTATCCAAATGGTGTTGCTGTAAAGAAAGGCGATAGTTGTACCCTTGAACAAGCAAAGTTCTTTTTTCAACATGATTTGAGGCGCTTTCAAACTGCTGTAAATGATGTTGTGAGTGTTCCACTATCACAAAATCAATTCGATGCATTGGTTTCTTTGGCTTATAACATTGGTACGAATGCTTTTAAAACGTCGACCTTAGTGAAATATCTGAATGCTTTAGATTATAAAGCTGCAGCAGACGAGTTTCCAAAGTGGAACAGAGGCGGCGGTAAAGTGTTAAAGGGCTTGGTTTGCCGCCGTGAAGCAGAGAGAGCATTATTTTTAAAGAAATAAAAAAAGCCCTTTTTGAAGGGCTTAATTCAACGATGTATAAATACTAAAGTTTCTCATCTCAAATAAAAGCCAAGCATCACAACAAACATACCAGGAAGCATACATAAAAAGCCCATCGCTTTAGCTTCTTGGGTGTTTCTGATGTGTTTATGAAATATATATGGGCCAAAGATCATTCCAGAAAAAGCTAAGATGAATCCTATGATTATGAAAAATGCTGACATATTTTTATCCGTTAAGATGCTTTCTTATGAAGAATATCACCGTAATCAATAGCTAGAGTTTTTTCTGATCTATCTAGTTGACAGATAGCACTTTTAGTAATAAAAATTAGTTGTTAGCAGCCTAAATTAGCAATAAGTAACCGAATAGACATGGATGATCGATTTCATAAATGCTACATATGTTATAGTTGAGTGTTTGAACTCGCCGTTTGGTGGCGAGTTCGCTTAGACGAATATTTGTTTCAAACTTCTAAATTAGGTCCTGTATGAATTTAACCCATCAAATCAAGAGTGAACGAGTACCACCTCATTTGATTAAATATATGGGTTCAAAAAGCAATATTATTGAGTTTATTCTTAATAATATTGATAAAGTGAATAAAGATAAAAAATCAAAAGTATATGACTTATTCTCTGGAACTTGTATTGTAGCTGCATATTTGAATCAACGCTATGATGTTGTTATTAATGATATTCAAGAGTATTCAAGTTATTTGGGAAAAT